CCTGGGAGTGGAAACCAAGCTGCCCCTGGGTGGCGTGCTTGACGAAGCAACCGGTAGCATTTACGTGCCTTCTTACTCCTGTGGGGGCACCTCACCCGAGGATTATGATGCGTGCCGTGGAGTGAGATGGTCCAACGAGCTCACCCAAAGTGGGGACTGGGTGTTTATATGCGACCCTGACTGCGTCTTTCTGAGTGACCCGCTGGGTCAACCTATTTACCTGTTGTCTACCACCAGTTACACGGAGGATGGTCGTCTTGTGGTCACCATATTTGACGCTGAAACAGACGAGCCTCTACGGGAAGTTTTTTATTGCGACACAGGCAAAAAGCTGGCACGATATGCCATTGAGCTTTGGACCGACACCGTCAGCAAAAAAGGCCCCATCTCTTCCCGGGCAGTCAAAGACGCTACGTGGTATCAAAGCATCAACTACGGGGAGTTTGCTGTCGTTACCGGCGGATACCAGTTTTTGTACGTTGACCCCCTAAACCCGGACACCCCGCAGTTATACCTAGACGGTGGTGCTCTGATTGGCATCCAGCCTGAGACTTTCATCCAGACGGCAAAAGGTCGTTTCTACTATGTGGGACAGTCCCCTCAGGGTAAAGGTTGGTTATTGGAGGACGCTTTTGAGTTTGCCTCCGTCAACTCCCTTTGGAAACTGGGGTGCTTGCCTTGCACCGATGGTACCAACGTTCCGCCGCAACCTTGCTAATGCAGAATGCTCAGCAACTCTGGAATAGCTACCACGCTGCCGTAAAGGCAGGAAACGTGAACTTGGCAAGGCGCATCTTACGCTCAATACAGAACTACAAAGGACATCCGCCCTCACCTCGTGGAGGGTGTGCCAAATGTAAACGGAGACTTATCTAATGGCTGACACCAATGAAAAGAAGGACGCAGTAGTCCGCCAGAAAGAATTCCTCGCCGAGGAAGCTTTGAAAGTTGCCAACGAAGCTATCGGTCTGCTTCAAGACCAGATGTCTGAGTGCTCTACTCGCGATCTCGTTCAAATCTTTTCCGCTTCCGTGAAGGCACACCGGGAAATCACTGAGGACATCGTAATCCTTACTGCCAAGGAAGCCCCGTCCGAGCAAGAGCTGGCTAAGGAGTATGATGGCAAGGTTGAAGAGCTTCTGAAGCGCATCTCAAACTTCTGATATGAGACCTGTAATCACAAAAGCCAGCTTGCTAGATGAGCATAGCAGCTGGCGAAAATACATTCGAGGCATTCAAGAACTCGTGGTAATGGAGGCTCCCGCCTCCGTTATCCAAGAGTATAAATACCGTGCTGCCAGGGATTGCTTTCTGGCTTTCTGCGATGTAATGAAGCAGGGCGACCTAAAGGTCGTGGCGTTTCACGAGGTTATTGCTTCAGCCTTTGAGGACCTTGCTACCAAGCGTTATAAACGTCTGATTGTGTCGTGCCCGCCTCGCTCGGGCAAGTCTATGATGGCGTCTATGTTTGTGGCGTGGTTGCTTGGCAGGGACCAGCAAACGCAGCACATCATTGCGTCTTACGGTCAGCAGCTTTCCGGGAAATTCCATAAGGATGCTATCGGCTATTTGAAACACCCCGAGTTCACCAAGATCTTTCCCGAATGGAAAGGTTTCTCTCGGGATTCCAAATACGACATGCTCGGTGGTGGCTACATTCTGCCTACCTCCGTTGGCGGTGTGCTGACGGGCTTTACGGCAGGCACAACAAACATTACCAGTCCTGGCGTTGGCGCCATGATTGTGGACGACCCGTTGAAAGACTCTACATCGACCGCTGCGCTTGAGGCTCTTGAGTCATGGTGGGGTGAGCAGGCATCTACCCGCCGCACCAACAACTGGTGTCAGATGGTTATTGCTACTCGTTTCCACTCCCACGACCTTCACGGCGTGCTGATGGAGGCTGACGGTGTGTACGACGAGGAGGAGAATCCTGGTGGCTGGCGATGGGTTAACATTGCCGGCTTGATTGAAACTGCGGAGCAGAAAGAGCAGGACCCCTTGGAGAGGGACATCGGAGAAAGCCACTGGCCCAGCAACACTGCCTTCAGCGTCGACATGCTGATGGCTCAGAAAAAGACTATGGGTTCGTTGGCTTTCTCTGCGCTTTACCAGGGAAATCCAGTTGCTGCCGAAGGTCAGATTATTAAGGATGGCTGGATTTGTCGGATGGACTCAGAAAACTGCCCTGAGTTTGATTTCACCTGGCTTTCCGTTGACTGTGCTTTCTCGGAAAAGGAGATGGCTGACGAGACGGCTATTTGTGTTGCTTCCATTTCTCACAGATACCCCGGCAAGGTTTTCATTAGGGACATCATTACAGGGCGTCTGAACTTTCCTGACCTCATCGCCAAGGTAAAACATTTATATTCTTTCTTTGATGCAAGAGTCCTGTGCATTGAGAAAGCTGCCTCAGGTCAGTCATTGATCCAGATGCTACGGAAAGAGGCTAAAATCCCCATCGAGGAGATGAAACCCCTGAAGTCTAAAACCGTGAGACTCCAGGCTGTTGCGCCTCTACTTGAGTTCAACCGTGTCCAGTTTGTTGAGGGAGAGTGGATTGATCCATTCCTGAAGGAGCTTACCGCGTTCCCATTCGTGAAGCACGATGACCGGACAGATGCCTTTACTTGGGCCCTGACTTACTTCTCAATGAAGATGGACACGGTGGACAAGGGGCTCCAGGACTCTATCATACAAAACAAGAGGTTCTACGGAGACCTCACTCGCTCCGGATTCAATAACAAAAATGTGTTTGAAAACCTTTCTCGTGGGCGTATGAGGATGTTTCCTGCAGACAATGCTTTCAACGACCCTGACTACGATTCCGTGGGTGGAGAGGCCGATCCCCGGTCTTCCTTTGCCCGAGGCGTCCGTAGCGGTCAACGAAACATTGGATGGGACCTTGATATTTGACCGGTGATTGGTAACCACCGTAAAAAAGTTGCTGTTGTTCACAACAGATTACCATGGCTACACATCCAAACCCTGATCGTAACGCATCGCTGATGCAAGAGACCACTGGCGCAAAAGTCCTAATCACCGACCCCGCCGCTGACAAGTACCTCGCCGCAAGTGCCAAGCACGGAACCGAGCGGTACTCTGTTTGGTGCGGAGGGCGCGGAGGATTTGACGACTTTGCGGAACGCCTCCACTGAACACATTGAGTGGTTGCTTGAAAAAGACAAATGGTGGATGCTCTGACGGGTAAAACTTACTGTTCCCTGAGGCAGTCCTCCAATGTCACAGGATATTTTTCAAGGGGGTGAGATAGGACATGAGTTGATCCTTCTAAGCAGCAAAGAGTTTTCATTACCCACCGACTGCCATCTCACTCAAATGTTAAATTCAAAGGAAAAGCGCAAGAACCGTCGCGCTGAAGCTGCCCAAATGCTAGAAAGCTCCTACCACAAGGGGATGGATGTCCAACCCCCTAAGTTCCTGACTTGGCGTCAGGAGGAGTTGTGGAACTGCTTCAATAAAAACACAGTCACACTTGCCCATGGCTGTGCCGGAACCGGTAAGACCCTGATCGCTCTTCACTACGGACTGTTTGGCATTGCCCAAGGCACGTTCGAGAAGGTGTACTACGTCCGAAGCGACGTGGGTGTCGAGTATCAACGGGGTCGTGGCGCTTTACCTGGGGACCTGTCGGAGAAAATCGCTCCGCTGATTGCCCCCGTACTGGACAACCTACCCTGCATCATGCGCTCCCAAGGTGCTGCAGAATACCTCCTCAACAAGAAAATCATTGAGCCCGTCCTGCTGGAAGACATCCGGGGTCGCTCTCTGAATAACGCGTTTGTTATCGTGGACGAATCGCAGAATTTCCTGCCTTCGCACATCAAAACTTGCCTTTCCCGTGTCGGCAAAGACTCAAAGATTTGCCTCATTGGAGACACCAAGCAGACGGACCTTGAGGTTTTCCGTCGTGAAAATGGACTTGTCGATGCCATCCATCGCCTTCGCCAACTTGCTGAAGTAGGTGTAGTCGAGTTCCAAAAAGAAGACATTGTCCGCAATAGCGTTATTGCGCATATACTAGACCGCTACGACGACTAATCCAAATGGATAATGAGGCCCTGAATTACGATTTTGCTGCGAAGGCACCCACCGGATACGGGGGAGTAGCGCCTGCAAGAACGGGTCAGGGCCCAACCCGTAGTCAAGTCATAAGGGCAAAGAGAGAGGCTGTAGGTGGCTACCGAAAGAGATGTCGCCAAGGCAAAATCTGCAGTGCTACTTGCATTGCCTTTAACAAAGAATGTTTGGTCCATTTGCCTGTCCCGATGCAACGGGAGATTAAAAGAGCTGCGATCTACATTGCGAGGAAGCAAGGGTTGACCCCTGGATCTGCTGCGGACATTCGCCAGGGTGCTGCTCTACAGAGCATGGCGCCGGGGATGAAAGTTACAGAGGAAGCCAAGAAACAAGAGAAAGTAGGTGGAAAGAAGGTCACCAAACCTCGGTTGGAGTTTGACAGAGACCAGAAGCGAGCAGAGAGACCTAGGACCACGCTTGAGGAAAACCTGGAACTCATCAAGAGGCTCCCTACCCTGAAAGGTGCAGACAGGGACGACATGGCCAAACGCATCGTGCAGTTGGATGCAATGAGTAGGGGCATCAAACTTCCTCGAAATGAGCTTGAGGCAATGTATGATCTGCTACCCTCGAAGACAAGAGAGTCGCTTCAGAACTCTGGCAAAGCTACGGGACGGTGGTACGACGGTAAAGATGAAAACGGGAATGACAAATTTAAGACCGGCGACAAAGGGTCCCGGGAAAGGGGATTGG